TTGGGTGCGATGCGGATCTTGTCGAGGTTGTTCGTATCCAGATCCTGAAAGATCACATCCCAGACAGGGCAGCGGATCGGCTCAACACCATTCCCAGCCAAGCGGAAGAACTGGCTCTGTCCCATCCAGTAGACGATCCCGTTCATGGAACCAGCAGCCTTGCGACCGATCAGACCGCAGCCCGTGCCAAGCTCATTGAACTGGTAGACATACGGAGGGCCGGAGTACTGCATCGCCCAGATGCCGAGATCCGTCCAGATCAAGCCCTGCTGAGGCCCCTGAATGCATTGAACGATGCGAGAGCCTTTGGGAATGCGATAGGAACCAGCCTGATTGGTGATCAGGGCAATCCATGTGTCGTAATTGTTTACGTCGCACCAGCGGATAAGCAGAGGATCACCAATTCCCGTGAAGGTAGATCCCCACGCAACAATCTGTCGCTGTGGCATGGCAACGAACATTCCTGCGTTGACCGAAGGAGCGTTCGCAATCGCAGTCGCAATCACATCGCCGCTGGTAGGATTCCATTGATAGATCGGACCATTGAGCGGACAGGCAATCAGGATCTCGCCCCAGTTGTCTAGCGTCCAGTCATCTGCATTGATGGGGGTTCCAACATCAGGTGTTGGAGTAACCCCACTTCCGAAGCCACCGACACCAAAGCCGCCAACACCAAAGCCAGATCCCGTCTGAAGCGGACCTATGCCATTCAAATAAAGAAAATGAGCATCGCCGTTATTTTCAAAAGCATTAGCAGTAGACGTTGCCTGCGTACTTGCTGATATTGTAAACACACTACTGCTGGTTACAGAAATTACTGTGTAATTGCCATAAATTGTAACTCCACCAACAGATGTTGCTACTAGAGCTGTGAATGTGCTTCCAACTACATATCCATGATTTGCAAGAGTTACATCAACAGAATTGCTTCCGTTTGTAGTGTCGTACTCAGGGACTGCGCCACCATTGGAGACAGTAGAGGTCGCTAGGGCAGGAGACCCAAGAGCATCCCTCGCCTCAATCGTGTAGCTGGTTCCGCTGACGGGAGTGACCCTGTACTGACCAAACAGGACAAGACCGCCGACGCTTACCTGAGTCTGAATGTTCACTACATCGTATGCATCAACTGTAAAATTTGAATCAACAATTGTTACCGTGCTGCTTCCCGATGTGGTGGAGAAGTCAACCGCAGCATCCGAATCAACGGTCTGAGGAGTGATATCATTCTCAACTCCGCTGTTGATCACCTCAAGGGTCTTACCACCACCAGCGGCAATGCCCTCCGCGCCAACAGCAAGATACGAATTCGCATTCGTGTCCTCCCATGCCCACAAGCAGCGAACGATGCTGCCGATAGTGTTAGGGAAGAACTTCGTCCATCCACCAAGCTTCTGGACAAGACCTCCAAGCGTCCGATCAGGGATGAACCTGATCAGTTGGCTCTCGCTGATCGCTGCTTCATTCAGGGCTGGCGTCTTGTTCTGATCGACGCCCGGAAGGAGCTTGAAGGAGGCATGAGGCATGATCAGCCTCGCGTCGGAGTCGCAGTCGCAGACTGAGACTGCGACGACCAAGCCGCAGCCTCAAACTTCTTGCGGTTCTCTTCCGCCATCGCACCCTTCAGAAGAGCCTGATACTGGCTCTCATAGGTGATAGCCATCTGAGGATCGTCGTTGGCGCGGCCAAAGTTTCGCTGGTATCCAGAGACATAGATCATGCTCGCCATGATCATCACGTCAGGCAGATACAGGCTGATGAACGTGGTCGTGTTGGTCGTGGAAAGGCTGCTGGGCCTGTAGGTTCCGATGATCTCCACCGTGTAAGCGTCATCAGGATACGGACCAAGCAGAAACGTGTAGTCATCGAATGGGCAGAAGTATCGCGGAATGCCCGTGTTCGATGCCGACCCATAAACGATGTCAAGAAACTCCTTGGTGCAGGGAAGAAGCGAGTTCCTAGTTCCAAGGTCGGGATTGCTTGTTCCGGCAGGCGTAATGATGTTGATCTGCTCGGGGACGACGAACGTACCAGACGGCACGTTGATCTGCCTGCTGCCGACGACCGTGCTGTAATCTGTATTCGCAATCGAAGTGAACAGGAAGTCGAGATCGCGATAGATCCTGTTCTCCGCATAGGTGATCATCTGCGGAAGGATCGTCACGAACGCAGGATCGGTCTCCTCGACCACGGCCAAGGTAGCGATCTGCGTCACATACTGAGAGTAGGTAAGGCCGGTCGTCATTTGCGGCTCCGTTTCCCCCTCAGTCTAGCAGCTTCAAGTCTTTGCGGATAGCCTCGCGTAAGCTTCCGCAAGCTTTGTGTCATAGGCATTCTTTGCGTAACCGGGACCGTTGTAGCCCTTGGCAAAGGCAGCCCAGTCCTTGAACTTCAGGGGGCGAACCAGATTGGCACTTCGGATGAACTCACCCATGTGGCGAAGCTGGTTGGCTTCGGATGCCATAGCTTCGTCAACCATATCCTCAACAGACTTGCATCCAGCCATCCTGAAGTTCGATCCCATGACCTGCCCAAGTCCCCATGACGTAGACATCAGGGCAGCATGTTCATCGATCTCGCAGGCCCGCTGGATCTCGTCGTAGACCGCATCAGAACCCTTCGGATAGGGCTTCATGCCCCAAGCCTGATAGGCGAGGCCAGCTTCCGTAGCCCGCGCCAGAAGGATAGGCCTGTCGAAGACATGCTTGTAGAAGTAGTGCCTCTCAAAGAGAGCCTTGGGACGCTTCTTCGAGTCGAATCCTGACCCGGAAGCCTCGACCGTGATCACGGCACGAAATGCAGCGGGTTCGATATCAAGGTGCTTGGCAACGGCATCGATCTCATCTGCCGTGACCATGCGAGCTTCGCCCTGAAAGTTACGCATCACTTCTTCTCCGCGAGAAGAGCCGTCTTCTGCTGGGAAGACGAGCTGGAGCCAAAGTAGTATGCCACAACTTGTTCGCACTTTGCGCTGACGAAACCGATCAAGGTTCCAACAGTCGTGGACATTAGCGGATCCTTCATGCCCTCAACGACACCTAGCAGAACCATGAAGACCGTGCCCATGAACCCCGCCACGATCACGAACGCAAGAACGCGCGGCATCCAGTCCCGCACCTGAACCTCTCGACGCCGGGCGCTGTCCCGATCATCGGAAGCGATCTTCTCAAGATCGATATCAAGCTCCTTCATACGGATGGCAAAGTCGTTCTCAGCCTGCTTCAGAGCCAGAAGCTGATCTGGCGTGGCATTGTTGACTGCCTTGGCGATGTCGTCCTTGGACGAATCGTTGGGAATGCCAAGCGCATCCGTGATGAACTTGGCCGCCATGCCTCCAATCGGACCACCAACAGCAGTCGCAAGGCTGGGCGCAACGGCACCAATGATCTTCATAAAGTCCATTACTTCTTCCTCCTAGTCTTCTTTGGAGCAGGCTTGTGATGAATTTTCTCTATCGTAGCAGCATACTTGCCAGTTGCAGCAAGATAAAGGTAGCCAAAAGCGACAATACTAATTCCCGCATCTTTCAGAGCCCATAGCGGCATGTCCGTGTCGGACGGAGAAACTCCGGTCATCAGGAACTGAATATTCCTGAAAGCCTGCGCCGAAAGACCAAGTGCCGCAACAAGAAGTCCAATCTTATGCCAAGTTGGATATAGACGCATCTTCTCTCGAAGAGCGCCAGCAAATATGATGCAAGCAGCAGTTATGTTTGTAATGGTTAAAACAGAAAATCCAATAGTTTCTACGCTCAATTTCGCCTCCTCTTAGGGGGCTTTGACCTCAAATTCCTGCTCATGGACTTAACATCAGAGGCAACCTCAAATATATCTTTGTCCTCTTTCTTCTCAAAGAAATTCACAAGTATGCTTAAGACAAATACAGACATGACGCCAATGACATATCCGACTGCGAGAGCAGCATCGGCATTGTTTACGTCGATGCCTATGTAGTGAGAGACAATTCCACCCAGAGTGATGGATGCGGCAACAGCGATTCCGCCAACGATTGCACCAGCGGCAAGCTTTCCGTATTGGTGAAGCTTCTTCGGCTGCCAGAAGAACGACACCGAAAGCCCGCCAAAGAAGCCAGCGATAGCTGTAAGAGCCTTGCCAATCGCAAAGCCGCTAGCTGCGCTGCTGACAGGCTCTGTCACTTCTAGGCCACCTTCTTCTCTGGGTTTGCCATCTGGTCTTCGATATACCGCAAATTGCCGACGAGTCGAAGATCATTGGGTGTCTTCTCGACGGCAAGCTTTGCCTGCTCCAGAGCGACCTCTTTCATGCCGATCTGCCAAGCCGAGATGCTCGCAAGATCGTGCGGCCAATGTCCCCAGACCTCTGGATCGCAAGTGTAGACTAGATCGCGATTGACGATCTTCAGGGCGCGCATCGAGAAGGCGAAGCACTCCTCCCATCGAC